CACGGTCCGTTTGGAAATCTAGCTTTGTCACTATAACAAAGGTCTCCCATTTTAAGAACGTAAGCACAAACAGTAGTCATCTGAATAGTGTCTTTGGAATTATCTGATAGAATTACTCCACCTTTAGTTGTAGCTGGTCCAGCATAAGGCAAGACTAAAAGTCTATAGCCTGTTGGACTAGGCATTCTATCTAAAGTGGATTTTTCTATTGAATTTGGATCAAGAACTTTTGAAATTTCTTGTTCCTCTTTATATGCGTTTAATAAACCTTCAACTTTTGAAGGTACCTCCGCGTTCGTCATCGTCATCGTCATTCTCCTTTTTTAGCAGGTCATTAAGATCCTGAAGCAGAGCTTCTAAAGCTCTGATTTGACCCCTAGAGTAATGAAGTTTATCGATCGTGTCTATACCATAACAAAGCTCTTCTTTTATAAGGTTTATTTGCTTAAGTATTAAACGTTTAACATCTTGAAGTGTATTATAATCAACCATTTTCTATTTAGGTGTTGCTTTAAACATTAAATTTTTAACTTCGGTATCTAATACTTTATAAGTATTAGAAACATCTTCAAAATTATAGTTTGGTAATAATTCTATTATTTCTTCTTTATTCTTTACATCAAATTCTGTTAAAATTAAAGGTTTAAATTTATTAATTAAGTTCATAGCCCCTTTTAATATAGAAACCTCATGTCCTTCTGCGTCTATTTTAATTAAATCTAGTTTATATAGATTTTTAAACTTTTCATCTAATGATATAATGTTTATTGGATATCCTTTTTCTGCTTTTAATTGATTTAAATTAAAATTTCCTGAGTTTATGTCCTTTAAATTAAAATAATCTACATCTCCAAGAGAATCATATTTATTTTCATTAGAAACTGCTTCCATATATGTACATACATTAGGGCAATGGTTAAGCATTACATTAGAATTTAGGATTTGAAAGATAAGTCTTTGCATTTCAAAAGAAAAAACAATACCTCTTTTACACATTTTTGATATTGGAACAGTATGAGTGCCTATATGGGCACCAACTTCTATTACTATACTATCTTCTTTTAAAAAAGACTTACAAATATCTAGTGTGGGTATCTCCCAACCCCCTAATTTTTCTAAACATTCTCTTATAAAGTTATCATTTTCTAAATTAAGAAAATCACCATACTTTGTTTGAACTATTTTAATTTTTAACATTAATTTTTAACTTCTTTTTTAACAATTTAATTTGTTTTTGCAAATTAAAAATGATTTTTTCTAGATCGTTAGGGCCTTTGTCTTTAAAAATCATACTAGAATCGTTTAATTATAATTTGTCCTGTAGATATATTTGGAATATCTGATGATTGTTTTATATTATTGCAAGAATAAAGCAATAACAATATAAATAGGTATTTCACTACCCGTTATCTTGGTCTTTATTAAATGGTTGTGGTTTACTAGCCATTGTTCTAGCAACCGACTCTGCGCTCCTACCTACCACATACCCTCCAAGACCTATTTGTAATAATGTCCAAACGTCTCCTGGTAAAGTTATAGTTATAGATGCTTTAAAGAAAAATAAAATTACTGGTCCTAATACATAATTCCAAATTAATATAAAAATTAATACATACATTAATAAAGGTCTCCATGAAGATGCAAACCAACCCGCTTTTGCTTCTGCTTCTATAACTCTAGAAGCTGCTGTTAATTCTTCAGTATGTGATTGTAACATCTGAGTTTGTAATTGTGCTTTTAATTTATTTGCAAGATCTTTATCTTCAACAGCTTTATCAACCGTGTTAAAAAGAATTTTAGCTAAAGGTGCAATCGCATTTAATAAAGGTAACATTATTTCTTTTTCTTTCTAGCTAGTTTGCCTTTTTTAAGACCTTGAGAAGCGGGTCCTTTTAATGGAGGTGGACCAAATCTTTTGCCAGGCATTTCAGCTCTTAACTGTTCTTTGCTTTTCATTACTTTGGTATGTTTTTGTTTTGATCTTGAATTTGATATTTCTGTCTAAGTAAATCAATCTTATCTTTAGCAATTTCTAATCTATCATTAGATTGCCTATCTTTAACTTCTATTTCATGTTGTCTCATTAGAGTATCAACTTTAAATTTAGAAGCATCCATAGAATTTCCAATAGCATCGCCCTGTTGTTTTCTTTGTAACTCAGCAGCTCTTAAATCTAATTCTCTTTGTTTCAATGCAACTAATGGATCTACTTGTTGTTCTCCAGCAGCCTCTGCTTGTTGTAATTGAGCAGTAAGTTCAACCACTCGCTGTGCAATCATACCGTTCATTTTAATTGTAAACATTTGTGGATTTTTTTTAGCTAATATTTTATCAGCAGGATGTTGTGCTAAAGCTTCTACAACTTCTTGAGATGCCTTTTGTGAAATATGTTCTGATATATGTCCTTGTAATAAAGCATATACAGCAGGATTAATCTGTACCATTCTTGTTTTAATAAAGAATGAGTGTGCTGCTATATGTGCATCATGATCTTGTTGTGGAAACGCTATTGGTAATTTCATTTGTAAGGCTTCCATATTTTCCATAGCTGGATCTTTTGGAATCTTCGGTGGCTCTGTTTTTAAAATTTCATCAATGTTTTGAATACCTAATGCTCTATAAACTCTTCTATAAGCTTCTCTAAGATCATGTAGATCTGGAGCTGACATTGCAACTCTTAACGTTTCATTAGCCAAAGTTATTCTTTGTGATAAAGAAAATATATTAGGATCTGCGACTGGTATAACATCTACTCTATCATCAAAATCTTTTACTTTAATAAATCTATCTGCATTGTGTACTGCATAAGGATATACAGGTGGTAGATATGTTTTAAATATTTCTGCAAGTAATCTAAACTCGCTTCTCATAGAATAGTAGCATCGTTTATGAATAGCTGACATGACTCGTGAGCCGCGTTCCAGGAGCGCTATAGTCGTGCCTACTGCAGCTTGTTGGTTACCATCACCTACTTGCATATCGGCAATTGTTGCAAAGCGTTGACCTGCTTCAACACAATAACCCATTAATTGATAAAGCACGGTGCTCGGTTCTTTGAAAGGTAATAACTGAAACTGATCTTTGATGTTTCCGCCTGGTGCATCTACGTCTCTGAATTCACCTGGCTGGAAGGGTTGGTCATCATCCCTGATTCTAAGACCACGGCTCTTGAAGCCCGCTGGTAAATTAGAAAGAGTTCCTGCATCTAATAATTGTCTTAGTGCAGTTGTAGCTGATCTAGATAATCCACCTATCATATGGATTAAACCAAAACCATAGAATCCTAAACCTGGTAAAAATTTAAAGTGTACAAAATAATCTTTTCTAGTTTTAAGAGGATCTTGCATATCCCAGTTTCTATAAATAGAAAGTATCTCTTGTGAACCTTCATCAATAGTTACGATGTAAGGAACTTTAACATTTTTATCTGTAATATCATTTTCTTTTCTAGGTAATGCAAATTCATCTAAATCTAAATCAACATGTATTTCTAAAATATTATATTGGTTATCTGTATAAGCTGCTGGTTTAATTCCTTCTATCTCGCTATACTTCTTTTTAATATCGCTAGGGTTTGGCTCAGTTCCCATTCTTAATTCTATTTCTCTATAGAATCCTGCTCTTTGATTTTTAATAACATCATTCTCAGACATTTTAAGAACGTGTGTAATTCTTTCACAATCTTTTAAATCAGTTGCATAATATGGAACTACTAAATCTTCTGATGGAATAAATTTAGATACGGCTCTTTGTAATACTTCATCAAAGTAAATCTTTTTAAATGCTGATCCTGATAATGGTAAATAAAATAATAATTGATCAAAGTCTGGAGTATATTCTTCCATCTCTTCCATGATCATAAAATTCATAAAGTCTTCTACTCGTTGAGCTTGTTGTTCGGTCTCCATAGTTGCATCACCTATAACTTGTGTTCTTACGGGTCCTGATGATGGTAATAATTCTTTATAAGCGTGTGCTTGAAATTGTGTAACGGCTTCTGCAAGTAATGGATGGGTCACGCCTGAAGCTCCTTGGAATGGTTTAGTTTGATTCATATATCTAAATCCTAAAAGATCTAAACCTTCTACGTAAGCTTTTTCCCAATCTTGTCTTGAATCTCTATCTTGTTTATATTCTGTAATTAAATTACCTGCTAATTTATTTAGCATTTTCTTATCCATATCTTCTGCAAGATTTTGGTGAAATTCTTTTTGAGGATCTACAGGTGCTTCTTCGGGTTGCTCTTGTCCTTCAACTTGAACATTAACAGGTTCTGCAGGAACAGACATATCTGTTAAGTGATCTGAAGGTGCTACTTCTCCTGTGGGTAAATTAGGTATTTCTGTATTATCGTCTATTGCCATAGTTAAACTCTTGTATACTAAATTGTATTAAAGTAAATCCTTAATATAATCTTTGCCTTTACCAATTTCTGCTTCTCCGCCGTGTTTTAAAAGTTTTGTTATCTGTGCTTTTTTTGGATCAATTGCACCTTCGTGTCCAAACTTTTTAACAATAGCCTGTCTTCCTTTACTAATCTTACTAACTTTACCACCTTTATTAAAATCTTTTTTAATTCCAATATTTACAGATTTACCTGAATCGTCTTTTTTTGCTGTAACTCCTACTCTAGTTCCTTCATCAATGTCATATCCAACATTACCTGAATATTCATTTTTTGATTTTGTTTCTACACCTACAGTAAGTGGTCCTTTTTTACCTTCTGCCCATAGAAATCTTTTATTATCTGCAGTATCAATTCCAATGCCTCCCCCTATTTTAGAATCACTTTTAGGATCTCTTTGCTCACCCTCTGTTAAATTAAGATCCTCATAATATCCAATTCTTGCTTTACTTTTTCCTGTTTTTTCTTCTATTGGATTTAAAATTTTATCTAATGTAGAAGGCATATTAATATAATTTAGTTGGTCTATGTTTTGCTAATTTATTTCCTTTTGCTAAAACTTCTCCACCTTTTTTAAAAAGCACAAGATCTTTAAAAATATCTTTATCTGGTTTTCCATATGTATTAGCATTAATATCGGCTCCAGAAAATTGAGCAGTTCTAGGTTGGTTAATATCTGCTGGTGTTCCAGTTCCGCCTTGTCCAGAAAATGGAACAGCTCTTGGTTGATTAATGTTTACGTATCTAGGTGAATTATTTAAATCATTATTTGTAGATGTAGCTGGTGAATTGTTTTTCATTAGTTCAGCTATTTTTGCTACTAAACCATTTGACATTAATCCCATAGCTATCTCCTACTTAATCAAATCTTTAATATAATCGTGACCTTTAAGAATTTCTACTTCTCCACCATGACTTAAGGTAGCTTTAGGTTGAATAACATTTGTATTATCTGCACCATACATTTGATTAGCTAATACTTTAGGATCTGTTACTGTTCCCATTGGTTGGCCTTCTGGGCTAACTGTTTTTGATTCTTTCTTTTTACCAAAAATTTCTCCTGGTAATATTCCAAATATTACATCTTCTAAACTCATGCTTATCTCCTAGTATAATTTAGTTGGCTTATGCTTTGCTAATTTATTTCCTTTAGCTAAAATTGATCCGCCTTTAGTTCTTGGAATATAACCTAAGTGAGGTTGCTCTGTTAATCCACCCATAGCATAGGCTGGGTTTGCAGAAATAACATTACCTAATTGATCTACTTTATTCATCTCACCTTGAATTATATTTCTGTCAGTACCATACATAGTATCATAAGTTATAGGAGGTTTGTCAGCTTGATCGTAAAATCCTTTTTTAAATTCATTACGACTTGTGTAAGGATCTTTTGCCATGGAGTCTCTAAATCTTTTAACTTCAGATTCAGTTACTGCAGCTCCTGCCATATCTCTTAATTTTTGATCTTTATATTCCTCAAGAGTTTGCCATGAACTTTTTTTCTTATTCTCAGACATAGTCTTATGACATTTTTGCTGGTCTAAATCCTCTTATAGCAGCTCCAGTACCTTTAACTTCTCCGCCTGTAGATAATGCTTCACCCACAGTAGAACGTTTAGAAGCCATAATAGCTCCGCCGCCTCTAAGTGCTTCACCCATAGTAGACATTTTAGAAGACATGATATCTCCGCCACCACGTTTACCTTCTGGTTCAGATGCTTCCATTTTAGCATAAGACTCTGGAGATGTTTTTCCAGATTTAATATCTTTTGCTTGTTTAGATAAATTCTTTTCTTCACCTTTATGTCCTTCAGACTTTTCACCTTTAACAAATTCTGATGGTGATGTTTTTCCAGACTTAACCGACTTAGCTTCTGATAACTCTTCTCCGTAAGTTTCCTTACCTTTAAATAAAGATCCGCCTTTTTTTAAAGCTTCACCCATAGTAGATTTTTTATCAGCCATAATTGCTCCGCCGCCTCTTTTTTTATTTTTTGACATACCTGCCTCCGATAATGCGATTGCTATCGCTTGTTTAGGGTTCGTCACTTTTTTATCTGACGTACCTGATTTTAACTTTCCTTCTTTCCATTCTTTCATCACTGTCTTAATCTTACTTTGTTTAGATCCGCTTTTCATGCTGTGCCTTATAGTAAGTCTTTAATGTAATCGTGTCCTTTAGTAATATGAATATCTCCACCATCTTTGTATTTATTTTTAGAATGTGGTGTTTTGTTTTCTTCTGCGTATTGTTCAGGAGTCACGCCACGAGCTCTTTCCATAGATACATCATCAGGCATTCCACCTTTTCTTAAACCAAATGTTCTTTTAACATAATCTTTTGCAGTAGAAAAAATATCAGATGAATCTGGTGCTGCTGTTGCTTCTGTTTTTTGTACAGATGAATCAAGTTGTGAATAATCATCAGGTTCTGTTTTACCTTGGGCTGTAGGTGTTCTTTGCACAGATGTATCAAGTTGTGAATAATCATCTGGGCCTGTTTTACCTTTATCAGCAACTGCTGTAGATTTGTTTTTATTTAAATATTCTGTTAAATTTTTTGATCCTGATTTATCAACTTCTTCTTTTGTAACTGCAGCATATTTTTTACCTTGATAATCAAATTGAGATGCTCCAGCTCTTCTTGCATCAGAAAAAGATTTTCCAAAACTAGACATTGTATTAGAAGCGGAACTTGTTGAAGAAGATCCTGTTGTTTTTGGACTCTGTGTATCGCTTGATAAACTTTCGTTATATTTTTTAATTTTTGCACTAGACTCTGCTAATCTTTGATCTCTTCTTTGATCTGCACTAGAACTAGTTGCTGTTGATCTTTTTAATTGTGGTTGTGTTTGTTCTTCTGTATTGCTTGCTAAATCTTCATTATATTTTTTAATTTTTGCATTAGACTCTGATAATCTTTGATCTCTTCTTTGATTTGCACTTGAAGTAGATTCAGCTTTAATTTTATCTGCGATATCTTTTCTGTAATCCATTATAATCTCCTAATAATATTTATATTCTTTAGGCGGCCTGTCTTCTTCCACATAGTCCCTATATGTACTAATAAAGCTACCTTGTCGGTATCTTAACACAGCTTGTGTCATACTATCAACATAGTCATCATATTCTCCGTGAGGAAATGCAGCACACTCTTCAATCACGTCTGTAGCGAACTTTTCGCCTTTTGGAAAGAAAACATTGCCTGATTCAAATATAGGAGCACAAGCGTTTACCCTAGTATGCTTATCATTTCCTTTAGTGGGTACAAAATCTACAGCAGGAATACCCGCTCTTCTGAACTCCTGAAGCAAAGATTGTCCTGAAGCTTTAGCTTCAATTAATACTGTTTCAGGTTCCCAGTATTTATAAGCTTCAAAAGCAACATTCTTAAGTTCTGGAAAATCATATTTACCTTTAATGGCATCTAATAACATAATAGCAAAAGGACCATCTTCGCTTGGTTGAAAAATACCCCATGTAGTAATAGCAGAATAATCGGCAGTTTCTTTTTTACTAAAAGCCGTATCATAACTTTGTATTATATGGTGTAGGTTTGGTAAGTAGTCATGGTTCCATTCTTTCCACCATTCTCGTTTTATAATTGCACCTTCCTCAGATGTAGGGTTCTGCATGTATTGAGCAGACCAGTTC